TCATTGCAATGTTTTTTCTAAAATTTCTCTTCCTTTTTCTCGATAGGACATATCCCCAATAGATTGAATAGAAAATGTTCCATCTTCAAAATCAACGACTGAGACACTACCATTATCTAAGCCTAAACTACGAGGGGTACTATGGTCGATTAACCATAAAAAAGTCGCAATAGTCATCCCATGACTGACAACAATCGCATTACCTCCCCCAATATCCTCTATTTTTTTAGCTATAGCAGTGAAGCCTGACAGAATACGGTTACTCAATATTGCCCACGGTTCTGCCCAGCCAGCCGTATCAACTTGACAAATCAAATTAGCAATTTCTTCGTGTGTCAAATGGCTCATATCTCCGTTTGAAACTCGAGGCAGAACGCCATTAAAAAGGTCGCCATCATATCCTCCATCCAAACTACCAAAGCACCACTCGCGGATTCGTTTATCTCTCGTATAGGGAATATTTTCTTGTTGCACTTCCCTGAGAATAATTTCCATAGTTTGTAAAGTACGTCCACTATCACTAGAAAAAGCCTCTTTAAAACTAATATTTGAAGCCTTTAGTCCCCAACCAAGCTCTTTAATCCCGAGTTCTCCAAAAGTAGTTAAAGGAGTATCACTCCACCCCTGAGCACGACCAATTGTATTAAACATTGTTTTACCATGACGAGCGATATATAAACGAACTTTACTCATACTGACACCTCACAAGCATTTTATTATATTATAACAAAAAAGAACCTTAATATGGTATCATTTGCTATCATTGCCCAATCACTTGATAAATCAACATTTTACAACCTTACATTATCTGGTCAATTACACTGATTTTAAAAACAACGTAGTAAATAACGTAGTAATTTTTGCGCTGGGGAGCATCTGATTTTTGGACTTGGAAAAGTCTTTTTTTATTTATCTAATTCCATCAACACTTCTTCCACTTTTTCCTCTGTCGCAACTTCCCACAATCTTACAGGCTCACCAGGTAACACATAATCAAATATCTTTCCGTTCTTACGCACAACCATCACTGTATCACTGCTGATATATCCTTTTTCAATCGCTTCTTTAAACTCATCTATATATAACATATTTTATCCTCCACTTATCTATTCGATAAAAAATCCTAAAAATAGACAATTTTAAATTTTTCTGTTCTGATAGACAAAAAAATAACCGCTCATTTAATGAGCGGTTAATATTTATTTCAGTTTTTCTTTGACAGCATCTACTGCTACTTTCAGGCGATTCTTGCTACTGTGATTATCTCATGATTATGCGAGTGTGTCAATAGAGGTAATCAGCACAAAAGGTATGTTCTAAATCCAAGTTATTGATTTTATAGCAGTATGCCGAATTCGCTTGTAGAGGTTGTTTCGGCTCTCATGCAACGTAGCTGGCCTAAAGACCCCTGTCTCATCTCTTTTTAATCCTACAACAACTAATTTCTTCTTGTTGTCTTTATAAAAAACAACACTCAATTTCATTGTATTTTTAGTTAAATCCTTATCTAAAATACAGACGTTAACTCTAAACTGATAGAATATTTCATATAAAAAATTATAATTATCGACTCTAGGAAGAACTTCTCTAAAATTTGGATGTTTTGAATAATTCGATAAGAGGAAAACATCTGCTTTCACAGCTTCAACCCAATTTGTTGCGCGATACTTTGTTTTCAACTTATGAATACCTAGAAGATGATACAAATCTCTTATATCAAATAAAATCATAAATTCGGGTAAATGCTTAAAATTAGTCTCAACTTTACACCTTTTCCCACAAAAATTTAGCTCATAATCATTAACTATTTCTTTGAGATCCACTATCAAAAAACTTTCTACAAAATAAAAAAAGCACGGACCGGAAATATCCTCCGGTCAGGGCTAACGATTAGAGGTGCAAAACTCTAACTCTCTATTGTGCTTCTTAGGCTTATCGCAAGAGAACAGTTCTTAAGCTCTGCCAAGCCGTATGATGTGCTTTCAGTCATACGCCCGTATCACTACGGGTTCAACGAACAACGAAGACGTTGGGTTAGAAAGGATGATAAATGAACGAAATTTATCTTCTATAACCACCCTCATTATGACATGTCTTGAACTTTTTGTCAATAAATGCGAAATTTTTTGCAATAAAAAACAGCCCCCGCAAAGCGAGGGCATTTGTCTTATCTAAAGGAGCTTTACCTCCTGTTTTATACTTGTGTGGCATTAGCTAAATACTTATCTTCGACCCATTGGTCGGATTGCGGTGCATTAATACGTGACCAACCGTTTATTTTTTCGTATACTCTCACACGAGTACCCGCTTTGATAAACTCTTTATCGGTGCTACTTGCGTTTGGTTTAGATTCTACGTAATAATCTGTGCTTAGAGTCGCTTCGTAGTACGGCGTATTTGAGTTATCTAGCTTAGTATTAACATCTAAACGCTGATTAAAGCTAACTGCTTCTTGCGGTTTATCTGCTTTTGGTACAGTCACTTGGCTATTGTCGTCAGCTAATAAAACGACATTTTTATCTAGTCCCCCAGCGACTCCGACGCTTGTAAATTGCCACCAGCGCACGCCGTCCATTGATGGGAAATAGTCCCAAAGTGGGTCTTTTCGTACTTCGTAGTCTGGATAACCAGCTATCCAAATGCTGTTTGGGTACTTAGCGATAATTTGCTGATAATCAATATTATTAAGCGTAAATGGCTTATAGCTGTAGTAAACAGGCTTGTAACCAGCGCTAGCGATTTTATCCATAAATGCAATAACTGCGTTTGTGTTAGCTTGCTTGTCTGCGCTTGCGGAATCTTCATAGTCAATGACTAAGTATGATACTTTTTTGCTTGGTAAGTTAGACAAAAATAAGTCTGCTTCCCGTTGCGCTAAAGCACTATCACCGCCAAAACGTCCAAAGTGGTAATAGCCAATTGGGTCGCTTGTGTTTGCTTGTTGTTGATGCCTATCAGACAGCCAAGCGAGCGACTCAGATACTTTGATAATCGTTTTAGTAGTGCCAGCTTGCTGACAAGTAGTGGTTAAGTCTGCTTGTTGATAAGCTGATACATCAATAAAATAATCGCCTTTATTTAGTCCTATATTACCTGTAACAGTAACTGCATTTTTAAAAACTTTTGGCCTAAAGGCAGTTGGGTATGTTGCGGAGTATGGGATTTTTACAATATTGTATGCGCCATTAGCACCGCCTTGATTTTGCCCCAAAAACCAGCCATATCCGCCTCCTGCATCGCTGTCAAAAATTGCTACATGACTGTAAGGCGTTACACCGTCAACAACCATAAAAATAGCAACATCACCAGCTTGCATAACTTCCACTTCATCAAAATAGTTTAAGATACCATTTTCGTGACGTTGCTCCCATATATCCCTTGCGTATCCTGTATTTGTACAGTTTGCGTATGGCAGTCCTAGATACTTACAGTAATCTGCGTAGCCATCCCAACATTGTGCACCGAAAGACCCATCAATATCATAAGCGTTACCATTTGACCTGCTTTTATATTCTTGATAAGTTGCCATTTACTCCTCCTTTCCAAAAAGTAAATAAATCGGATAACTAAAAAAAGCAACCACTGCAAGCGGTATGTACAGTATTGCTATTGCTAGTACCATTGCTATTTTAGTGATTGCACGCATGTCCCCTCCTATTTTTTTGGCTCGTGGTAAGTCAATGCTTGCTCACTGTCTGAAAGACCTTCGGTTGTTGGGTCTGTAACAACTCCAAGTAATACCAAAAGCGTTACTGCTGTGTTTGCAATATCCGCAATATTTGACGGTAATTTAATACCTAATTGCTGCGCTAGCAAAAATATAGCTCCTAAAATAGCCATCAAAGTTACTTTGTTTTGTAGTCGTAATTTTAAATTAATCATATTTATTTCTCCTATTAAATAATGTTTTTATTTGTTCCTTGTTGACAATGATGTCGTCTTCTGTTTTTCCGAGTCGTTGCTCGTGGATATCCAAGATTTTATGTATCTTTTCCCTGTCACGCTGTGAGTCTTTTAGTTCGTAAGCCAGTTCTTTTATTGTGTCTTTAAGGGCGCTCATTGTATCTTCGTTTTTTTGCATCGCTGTTTTAAACGGATTAACAACAAACGCCCACAATCCAACTACCGATAAAATCGCCCCGCTTGCTGCGCCAATTTGTAGTATGTCAATGTTCATTCATTGCCTCATTTTTCTTCTGTACCAACCGTTGAAACTTCGATTAGTTTGCGTACTCGCTCACGGCAAAACGCAGGAACATCATCAATAGTAATCCACCCAAGTTCAATCTGCATTGCAAAGTAATTAATCATCATTGTTTTTTCTCCTTTTTTGTTTTTAAATATGTGTACTGCTATTTTCGCTAACGTTGTTAAGCGTTGTATCATTTAATTTTCCTCCGTCAGCCATTGTCTTAATCAAATCGTTAACAGTTGCTGACATCAGTTTAATCATATTTTCCGCTTTATCTGATTGCGCCTTTGACTTAGCAATTGCGTCATTAATTTTTTCAAATTGTTCTGCTTCTGCTTTGTCTTTGTAAAGTTGCTCAAAGATAAGCTTTTCACACGTTTTTAAAGTTTCAGCAAACTTCTTGTCGTTTTCTTCCGCTGGTAGCGTCACTTCAAAATTTGCTTTGATTGTACTAGATGTAAAAGATAAAATCGCTTTAGTCTCTTTTACACTCTTGTCTTCCAGTAAAACTGGATACCTATTCAAAAAATCTAGCATAACTCCTCCTTTTATATTATCCAATTGATTTGTCCTTTAACATTAACCGCCCATTTTGATGGGTTGAACCATAAAATACGACCATCTGCACTAACTTGTACATTTAATACATTTAATTGCACAGTCCACGCAGTAACCGCAAACATCATTTCGTTTGGAATTAAATTCGTTGGCATGGAACCGACCGTAAACTGGTTTATTCCATTTGTTGCAAAGTCATATTTAATAGTGACCATGCTACCAATTTTCCTGTAATTAAAACCGTTGCCGATGTATTGCCAACCAGTATCTTCTACCGCTGGTGCGGATTGCGGTAAGCTATCTTTTTTAGCGTACTCACTCCAACCACTCCATGCCCCGTTTTCTAGCACTCGTGTAAAAATGGTTTTGTTCGTGCGGTCATAAAAATGCTGGTAAGCGTAATTGGCTGTCTCGTGTCTTACAACTGTTAGATAGCCCGGTCCAGCACCACTTGGTCTGTTATCGCCTTTAAAAACACAATAAAAACCTGTGTCTTGCAAGCTGTTTAAGTCTGTTGTATCATGCCTAAATGCCCCACCATTATTTAAAGCAAGTTGTTTTTGTTGGATTTGCTTGCCATCAGAATAGATATTGCCTGCGACATTTAAAGAACCTGTATCATCAATTTTTGGTAATGTTCCAATTCCGACGCTGTTTTTATGCCATGACAGCGGGAAAGACTCTGTTGATACCGTTTGTTTAACAGGTGTACCGCCTCCACTTGCGCTAAAAATATCACTTAGCAAACCGTAGACATCAAATGATTCGTCAGCTCCATACGAGCCACTAAGTGTAGCTGTTGAGTTAATCAACTCTGCGACTGTAGTATAAGTACCGCTTGCGTTTGATGTGTCTATTGTAAAACTCGTGGTATTAAGTGGTGCTGTTTTAAAAGTCAGCGTCATTTTATTTTTTTGGACGCCATCAACAATCAGCGGGGAGATTTTAGCATTACGAGTAACTACCAACTGGTCGTTTTTAGCCCCTGCACGTGTGACAGTAAAACTAAAAGCTGGTGGGGAATATGGTATAACATTGATTTCTGTTGTCACAGGGTCTGACACCCTCCCACGACTATCCGTAACAGTTGCTTTAACAGTAGCTTTACCACTAAAGTTTAAAATACCAAGCGAGCCACCATTTTGCTGCGTGGATTGGTTTTTACCTATAATTTCAGCGTTAAAATTTTGGATTGTAGAGCCATAAGCACCACTAGCCCCATTAAATGTAACGACTGGATTAGAAATTATCTGAACAAAATTATTAGCACCTACAATTGTAGATGCTTTTTGATTTGTGTCTGATAAAGAGAGACTTGAAATTTTTGGCTTGACATTATCAGGTACAGTTAGATAAAAAATACCTGTTGATGTCCCAATGACCGACCCATTCGATTTAGTGTCAACATAAATTGTAGCTGGTGTACTAGTAGCATTTGGAATTGTACTAGCCCAATCTAAGCTTATCTTAAAAGTCGTTGAGCCTGATATATCACTAGCAATAGTGCCAGTTATCCCATTGACGTTATATCTGACATCGTATGTAAAACTGTCATTTGTTTTATTGATGTTGACATTTAGCGTATCCCCAAAATAACCACTGCTAACTGTGACTGTGCTTGTTCGTGGGATTTTAGTCAGCGTAAATTTTTGGTCTGGTATTGTTAGCGTTCCAGGTGCGTGCCTACCAGGTCCATATAATTTAGCTGCAACAACCACAGTCTTACTACCATCAGCGTCGTGTGGTACTTTGATAGTTTTATCAATCAGTAAATAATTACTGTTAAACCCAAGTTCTGATGGAGCATTAAAGTCATATCTACCACCAACCCAAGCATAACCATTAAAATTGTACTGGATATAGCTATTAGTGCCTGACGTTAAATAAAGTCTAAATCTGACTTGACTGCTATTATCTGCAATTGATGTTGATACCTCGTCAACGATATAAGTTAAGCGATAACTCCTATCAGAGTTACTATAATAAGTTGTCATTTAACCTCCTTCCTATCCAACGTAGCGAACAACATTTATGTCCGGATTTAACTCGTATTGCTCAATACGATAGCGACCTATTTGCAGTTTAGTTGTAAAAATACCGCTATCGATAACAAGCACACTCTGAGCTATATATGCTACTTCTTTACCACTTGAGTAAAAACTGATGCGATCGTTATCAACTCTAACGCTTGACGTTCCATCTTTTTGTCCGATTACAAGACCGTCCTCTGACTGACTCATAAATTTATTAACAAAATCAGTGCGTATCTGCATCTCCCCAATTGTTTGCTGTACTGCTATCATGCGATTAGAAAAGTCTATCAGTTTTTGTTCTGATAACTTTTGTCCTCCCTCTCGTGCTTTGATTTCGTCTTGCAATGCTTTAACCCAGTCGTTGACTGTGTCTAACGTTGCTTTAGATTGCAATTCAGCTTCTGCGATGCGAGCACGTTCAGCGAGTGCATTTAGTTGCTCAACTGTAAACGCTTCGTCAGCTTTTGAATCAAGATTACTTGCTTTATCAGCTTCTGATTCCTGCCAGTCGCCTGTTTTATTTCCCCTAACGAGCATAAACCCACCAGAGCTGAAACTACCTTGCTCCGATGACACCATCGCGAACCTTGGTCTAATCCTACCTGTCTTAGTTGGTGTAAAAGTGATTTCAAAACGTCTGAGACTAGAGTCAACGTTTTTTATAATTGTCTCTCGTGGGGTATCGCTAGTAATAAAACCATCTGCTATATCATAAAGATAAAAATATAAATTCCCAGCTACCTCACGTTTAACATAAGCACTAAAAGTGTACGTTACACCTTGCTCGACCATGATATCTTTTGCATGCGACACTTTTTGCCCACTAATCCATTTTTTAAGCGTGAAAGGACAATTAGAGAGGTTCTCGTCTTCTAGCGTTGCAGAAGTAAACCAATCAGTCCCAAAAAATGATTTTGTACCATCAATCAGATTGTTTGTCCCGACGACAACCGTCCCAACCATGTCAGTCCAGCGGTATTTTTTAGGGTCACTTGAATCTATTGCATCGTAGTCAGTATATTGCCCAATGTAGCGCTTGTTTGCACTATCAGACACGCTAAAGTCAACTGTCCCATCTGAGCTGTTTGCATACGCTACATGCCAGTAAGGTGTCTTACCGTCAGCACCAGCTGGACCTTGGATACCTCTAGCACCAGCTGCGCCTTTTATCAAATTCCACTTGTACTTTTTAGGGTCGTTTGAGTCTATGATATTATCATCAACATACATACCTATGTACGTTTTGCCAACGTTATCAGATACACTAAAGCCAGTTGATCCGTTCTCGTCAAGGGCGTATGCTATATGCGTATAAGTCGCTTTACCGTCAGCACCAGCTGGACCTTGAATGCCTTGGTCACCTTTTGGACCTTGCAGTCCGTTTACACCGGGAGGTCCTTGTGGTCCCGGTGCGCCATCTTTCCCGTCAGCACCGTCTTCAGTGTCTGTAAAGGATATTTGCGTACTTGCTACAAGTTCCTCATTTAAATATGCCTCAACTGTTATATTTAAAACGTGGTTAAAGTCGCTTGCTTTAACAATTAGCGATGGTCCGATATCAATTAGCGAGTCACCATTTTTATAAAAATAAACTGCTTCATAGTCTTTCCCGTTCTTTTGCAAGCTAGGAGTTAGGACAGATTCACCAGTGCCATTTTTAAAAGCGACACCATTCGAAGTAGCTAGTTTGATTTCGTATGGAATTGACTCATCGTATAGACGCAACATATCACTGATTAAATCAGAAGCTAACTGACTTTCTTTTTCGACAAAATTGCTGAATTTAGTTTTGTTAGAGCTGGGATTTGTTATGGATATTTCTTGCTCAACTACTCGTGCTGTCAAAATCAGCGGTGGCTCGTATCCGTCGTCCTGTATCCGCACAACATCACCAAGTTCTAAGTCAACATAGCCATCAACTTCATAAGTAATTGCTGGATAAGCGTGTGCTTTTAGATCTTTTAAAGCAGTTGATATCAAGACATCTTGACTATCAGTCTCAACTTCCATGTCTTTTCGTATCCAGTTATCTCGTGTCTCGTTACCTGTTAAAACAGATGGATAACGGTCTCTTGATAAAGGTGCGTACAAAAATCCATTTTTGAGATAGTACTCTACTTTACCGTTTTCGTCTTTCCACTCTTTGTAGATTGAGTTGTCAATGTAGATGATTTGTTCTTCTTCGTATGATTCTGTCTGTGCTTCTTGCACGACTTCCTCGTATGATATTTGTGTTCCACCGCTTACTTGCTGTGTTGTTGCACCGTTAACAGCCATTCCTTGCGCTATTTCACGTGGATAACATACTGTCTGCAATCCTCTAGCAAAAGCGTTAATCTCATACGAGTTTTCCATGACATACATGCGTCCAGCGTAATTCTGCTCTAAGACAGTGACTCTTGTTTTAGACACACTCTTGATAATCCCTGTGTGCCCCCATTGTGTTGTATAAAATGGAGCACCAAAATTTGCTTTAACATTATAGATACCGCCAGCTTGCAAGTTGCCAGCATTAGGCGACCTGTCTAGCTTCCAACCATAAGCACCCCAGTTATAATCAGTGCCGATTAAGGCAGCAGCCATACCGCCTCCGATACGACCTCTAATACCACCAACCGAGCTGTCAATCCAAGCGCCGTCTAACTTCTTAGCGTACCAACCAGACAAATCATAACACTGTCCTGAGCCGATTCTGCGACCTTTAAGTCTAGTAGCTTCATTTAGTGCTTGCATTGTCTTAGTAGCTCTTCTAGCTACGTTTACGGCTGTTATAGGCTGTACTGGTGTTTGCCACAGCTTATCAATCGTATTGAGGATATTTCCAGTTACTTTATTGATACCATTTCGGATATTAGTCATCAAATTTGTGTAGCTTTGATATCCTGCTGCTGCATAGTCATATTTAGCTCCACCAGCTCTAAAAAGCCCTTTTGTATAGTCTGCTATATTCTTTTTGCCGACGACATTATAAATCCCTTGTTTTGCTAAAAGATAAGTGTAGTCTTTTAAAAAGTCGTCTACACTAGCATAGTGCATGTACGTTCCGCCCTCGTTTGCAGGACGAGCCATACCAGTAGTGACTTTTACTCCGCTAGGACGTGTCTGTGCTCCTCCACTCATACCTGCCCAATTGTTGTCACGTTTACCAACTGTCGAATCACCCCAGAAACTCTCTAAATAAAGCTGTGTAATGATGCCACTTGGCAAAATGTTGTATTGTACAGCATAGTTTATAATCGCTTGTACGTTGGCTTTTTTGATTGTGTGACCGTAATATTTAATATCGCCGCCTAAGTAAGTCTTGTTAGAGCCAACTGTCTTAGTGACTTTACGTGTAACAGGATTAGAGACAACACGCTCACCTTTTACAGTCTTTTTACCGTAAGGACGTATTGCGTTATAAATCTGACGCTTATCAAGCTTTTTAGTAATACCAGCGATATTTTTTTGGTATCTAAGCACAGTGTCACTTCTGTCACGACCAACACCGTATGACTTTCCTTCTTCGTATTCTTTATAGACGTTTACTATAAAAGCTTTAAAAGTGTGGTTATTGTGTAGTTGCGTTTCAAACTCAATTTCTGCATCAAAATTATTAGCAATCGATAATAAGCGAGCCAATTTAGTGTCTTGACCAGTCCATTCCAATGTAAGTTTTTTATCTTTGACTTCATTTGTGCCAATTGTCAAAGCACCCCAATTTAAAATATCAAATGCTACAAGATACTCTTCAAACGACATTGCTTTAGTAGCTTTATACGGATTGCAATACTCATTGAGTAACTCTAAATTAAGATTTTCGCAAAGGCAACGTATTGTTGTCTCTGTTTCTTCGACTTGCATGATGTTAAACAATTGTACTTTACCTTTGTGCACAAAAGAGACAAATGCTTGATCGTTTAGTGCGTGATATTTGTGATTAAGTGGATTGTCACCCAACAGCGTTTTTTTATAAACTGAAAACTCAAAGGCTGACGAACCAGTTGTGAGCTGTCTAGTCCACAAGTCATCATAATAATTAAGTGCTCCTTGCTTTTCGTTGTCTAGCAACAACACAGGGTGCAACTTAGAATCATGTATTACTAGCGTTATTATAACCACCTCTCTTTTATCAATATTTCAGCGTTTGGCGAAGATTGAGAAAACTTAGATACCTGCATTACTAATTCTGTTTTTCCGGGTGGGATAGATATAGGTTGCGAACCTAAAACCATGTCTTGAATAGAATCTAAGTCTTTTGTTTTTACTGTGTCGTTTTCAAAATTAATAACTACTTCATCGCCGGGTTGGTACTTGTTAACAATGTTGTTGTAATGAGACACTCCCATTTTTTCGAAATTAACTTTTTCAAACAGGTTGTAGTTGATATATTTAGAGCTATCGCTACATGTCCCCATCGCAAGATGTATCTTGCGGGATTTTTTCCCTTTAAGGGACGGAACAGTTACATGATGATGCGCACCGTTAAAGTAAATACGAAACTTATCTTCTTCTCTAAAAATCTCAACCGCCCTGCTTCTATTCATCGAAAAAGGATTGTGATAATTTCTATCTGCCTGAAATTCAAACTGCTTGTAAAATCTCCAGCCTACACCGTCATCATCAAGAGCAAAAAAATTGTATTCTGTTTCAAAACCATTTTTTCGTTTGTAAGTTTCGATACCGTAGAGGAATTCATCGTTTTCCCCTGTCACACAAAGCTTTAAAAATCCTTTTTGATCCTGCGCGGTAGCAATAAAAATCTGTTTCCACCACAAGTGTTCATTGAGAGTATATTCGCCGTTTGAGTCAGGATTAATAATAAATGTCCGTGTTCCAACATGCTCGCCGTAACCCGGTGTAGTTCCTCTAGCACCAATAGCTACATACTCTCCACCTTTGCCAGAGCCTAAAATATTATCAAGGCGCATGCGCTTTAATTCCGAGTCAAATGTTGGTGGCATATAGTTGAGTTTTGCGACGTTGGGCGCACCTTCTAAAGCTTGTGCAATAGCTTTTGAGTAATCAAAAAGGGATTCGTTGCGATGAACGATAGTCCCATCTTCTTCCTCCGATGATCCAAGTGCAAAAGCGCCCGTTTCATTTGCGATACCGATATAACCGTTTTCAGAGTTATGTTTAATTTTGATTATTGGATAAGCGTTAGTATTACCATCATTTTGCAAATTAAAAATAAGCTTGTTGCCTTCTTGCGTATAGTCCGAAAACTTTTTATAAGTGATAGAGTGTGCAACACCGTCGGGTATGTAAAAAGTGATAACAGCCCTCTGATACCACCTTGCTACTTTTTCTGTCGAAATCTCACCTTGTGCAAGCCCGAGATAGTACTTATCTGGTTCATCTCCGAACGTCATTTTTTTAGGCTTGTCAACATTTAACACACCAGCAAGTTCATGTTTTAATTGCTCGGTTAAAACGCCATTTATTTCTAGTGGCTCTATATGTACTTTGATAATTTTAGCGCCCGTCTTTATGCCACGAATAGCTGTACCAAGTTGAAACGTCTCATTCAACGACAATGTTCGTTCATTTCCTATAGACCGCTCAACACGAGATATCCTAAAAAATTTAGACATGTCTACACCGTCATAAATAAATTTCAATTTAGCATTCCTTTCATTCGATTATTGCGACTATTTCGTTGCGTTTGATAATTTGTAATGCGGTCCGCAACTTTAGCTACCCACTGACCGTCCTGTAAGTAAAGTTCTACTGGACGCTCTATTGCTTGTTCTGCAATGTCTAAAGCTTGCTCAATAACGCTGTTATCTTTAGTAGATTTTAAAACTGCAATCATTTCCTCAATCATCCAATACAACTTATCATCTGTTGTTGAAGTCACTGTGTTTTTAGGAAGTTCGCTCATTCGTTGCGTGATATTAGCAATCTTAGTGTTGTCAAAACCAATACCGTTTGCATATTTTGGTATTCCTAAGTCATACATGTAATCACGAGTAGCACTTGCTTTCATGACTTTCGAACCACGAGGGAGTGGCAAGATAACGTCACGTCCATCTGGGATAAAAGATTGTCCGTTTGGTAATGTTACTAACTCTTTATATAAAGAACCTTTTTGGTCGTTGACCATCGCAAGTCCACCAGGGTGGTAGTCTGTACCAACAGCGTATCCTGTTAGTTTGCTCCATAAGTCACTCGCAGTTTTTTTGATTGACGCCCAAATAGTGACATGTTTATCTTGCACACTATTTAATGTTCTTTGAGCGCTGTTAACTCCGGACAATGTTTTATTAGCCGCTGTCACTTTGACTTCTTTTCCGACTAAGCTATTGATCGTTTTTTGTGCTTCATCTTTCCCTTTTTTTGTTAAGTTTTTAGCGAGTAATTTTTTTTCGTCTGGTTTTAAAGCATTCCAATTTTCAAGAGTTCGTGTTGCAACTCCTTTTTTATTCAGGAAGTCTTTGTTATCCCCTAAAATCCGCTTAACTTCTTCTGGCAAACTATTCCATATTTCTAAATGTTGCTTACTTTCTACTATAGCTTGAATACCTTGATGCCCATCAACAACTAACTCTTTCTCTTCTGGAGTAAGGGTATCCCATTTGCCAGTCTCTACAAGTACTTCTGCCATGGTTATCCGAGCGTTTGTTTCTAGGTTTGCGTTTTTAGCAATAAACTTAAGTCTGTCCCAGCCACCTTCCGCTTCAAGAGCCTTGGCTACTTCCTCTTTAGCATTGGTTTTTAACTTACCTGTTTTGGGATTCCAGACAAGTCCGTTCCACTGCGAATTAGCAAGCTTTTGGTCTTCTGTAGATTTCTTAGTGGTTCTAGCCCACATTGTATTCACTTCTTGCGCTTTTGAAGCCGCTTTGGTTGTCTTTGTCATCAACTCTTCGTAAGACAAACCAAGCTCCTTCATTTGCTTTTTAACATCATTAACCATCGCTTGTTGCAATTGAGGGTCTAAATATTTAGCAGTACCTTTTAGCAATTTCTTTTGAATTGCAGCGTAGCGCTTGCCGTAAGCTTCCATTTTTAAGTAATGGTCTGCTTCAAGTTGTTGTTGCTTCTTGTGTATCTCTTCGCGAGTTTTGACAGCCTCTTTGTCATTACCTTTTATAGAGTCGTAAACTTTTTTAAGACCACTTTTGAGTTTATTGTATGACTTATTTTCTGCTTTTATCCATTTTTCAGTAACTTCAAGAGCTTTGGTTAATTGCTGGCTATTCAATGAATTTAAATCGCCATTCATTGCTTTTACGATAGCTTTTTTCTCTTTAGCAGAGTAGTTCAATTTTGACAGTTGCACATTGATAAGCTCGTTTTGATTCGCTAATACAACAGCTTTTTCTTCTTCGGTTAATCTTCTGTGTTCATTACTAGCATTTTGATAGATATTGATAACTTCATCAGACATCTGTTTAACATTCTCTACAGTTTGTCGGCTAGATTTTTTTATTTGGTCCATCGTACCTTGGCTAAAACCAAATTGTTCTGCAAGTTTGATTTTTTCGCTTAAATCTTTATTTTCTAGCTTTTCAATTTCAGCAACTAAACCTTGGAACGCTGTCTTCACGGAGTTAACCTGTTCAGCTCCCCCTCTAAAGCCTTCCATTGATTGATTTGTTTGATCAACCTTATCTTTAAAGGATTGCAGTTCATTGGCTTGTACTTGACTAACTTTAGTCCCCCACTCTTGCGTACGTTGGTGCGCTTCGTAGGCTTTTTGAGCAAAGTATCCGACAGCAAGCGCAGCAGCTCCTCCTAGCACAACACCCCAAGTTACGGGATTCCCTAGCAATGCTGCCGCTCCACTCATTCCAGTTAATGCAGTAGTTGCACCTTCCGCTCCAACTCCTAAAGCAGCAGCTCCAGTTTTTGCTGCTCCCAGACTCCCGGAGAGTGTGCCTAACGTTTTGCTTAATTTTCCTAGTCCTTGAATCGTTCCACCAATTACGCCAACGCCTTTGCCGAAGATTGACAATGCGGGTCCAGTTGCTGCTGCAATTAGTCCCCATTTTATGATTTGTTGTTGTTGCTCTTTATCCAGAGAACTAAATGCTTTTGCTAAGTCTGCAACGCCTTTAATAATAGGTTTACCAGCTTCTAAACCGTCACGCAGTGCATCAATAAGAGGTCCACCAAATTCAATAGCGACATCATTAACTTGATTTTTTAGCATTTGTAATTTCGATGCTGTCGTTTCATAACGTTTGTTCGCTTCGTTCATTAAAGCTTTGTTTTCGCTAAAACCTTTATTAGCAGACTTGAAAGCATCACCTAGCAAGTCGCCAGCTCCTGCCAAACGTTGTAATGTATCAATTTCACGTACAGAATTGATATCCATGTCTTGCAAGTGAGCAGTTACGTCTTTCCCTTCTTCTTTAAAGCGTTTAAGACCTTTTACAAAATCAATAATCGCTTCTTGTGGATTTTTCTTCCATGACGCAGCGAATTCATCAGCAGACTTGCCGGCTATTTTCGCAAACTTCCATAAATCTTCTCCACCAGAAAGAACCTGTGTGTTTATTTTTTGCATGACACGACTAAACGCCGAACCACCAGCCTCTGCCTCGATACCAACCGAACTCATAGCAGTTGCAAGACCTAATATTTGAGGGTCTGTCAATCCTACAACTTTACCAGTGCCAGCTAAGCGAAGACCCATTTCAACAATTTCTTTTTCAGTTGTCGCAAAGTTATTTCCTAACTCAACGATAGAACTTCCTAGATTACTGTATTTTGATGGGTCCAACTGCGTGATATTAGCAAAACGAGCTAGTGCAGTTGCCGCTTCTTCTGATGATAAGTTAGTCGATTTCCCCATATCAATCATGACACGAGTAAATCCTAAGACATCCTTTGTCTTGATACCTAATTGACCAGCTGCTTCAGCAACGTGAGAAATTTCAGTTGTAGAAGCTGGTATCTCTTTAGCCATTTGTCTAATTCCTTTGGACAACATATCGTAAGAGTAGACAACTTTACCATTTGAGTCTTTTACTTCGTCTACTGTCTTTTTGACGCCAGCAAAAGCATCTTCATAATCAACAGCAGCCTTAAGAGCATATCCAGCGCCAGCAACAATTGGTGCAGTTACTCCTTTTGTAAAAGCAGCACCAACACCAGATACAGAATCGCCAAATGACTTCATTTTTTTCCCAGCTTGCTCCGCAGCGTTACCAAAACGAGTAAAAACACTTGTTTCAGCGCCTAAAGCTTTGAGCCTACTTTGCAATTCTGAAACTTTAGCAGCTGTTTCCATCATCGCTGACTTAGCATTAATAAGTGCTTGTTTTTGGCTTGCTGTCGCCTTGTTGACATCGCCAATATTTTCTTTTAACTCATTATATTTTTGAGATTGTTTTTTTAGTAATTCTTGATAACTTTTTAATGCACCGCCAGTTTCTGTGTAGATAGCTTTTAAACCTTTAACTCTACTACCATGACCATTAAAACTATTTTCTACAGCCTTTAGAGAGTTATCTAAGGTCTTCATATAAGTTTTTAAATTTCTTGTATTAGACATAAAAGGTGATATGTCTAGTGTAGCAGTCGCTACTAAATCACCTATATTCCCCATTAATTCTCCTTTCTAGCCGAAAAGGAATGGGAACGCTTTGTCTAAAGTTGTTTCAACCACTTCTTCTTTTTCAGCAAAATCAGTTTCTAGCGCTTTTACCATCAACTCTATGTCTGATAAGCGCATTTTTTTAATATCTAAAATGGTATACCCATTTTTTAGTAAACTTTGAATCCACAAGAGCAGGTTGTCTTTAGCTTCTTGAGGAGTTATCGTTCCTTTTTTTCGTCTTCCTCTTTTTCTCCGCCTAAAGCGTCAACAAAAAGATCATTCAATTTGTCCAAAACAGTCATGTCTGACTGTTTTAAGTCATCGATAGTAAATTGATTTCCGTACATTTCAACAAACATTTGTAAGTATGATTCGTTTAATTTGCGATGCTCTTTTGCATCTAAGCGGTGTTCATCACTGCTAAATACAGCGCTTTGTCTAACTTGGTGTTCAACTGCTAATAGATTATCTTCAACATTGATAAAATCTTTTGAAAAAGTCTTATCTACACCACCTTTTTTTAGTGTAATTTCGTACATGTTTCCCTCCTTATCAAAAAATAAAAGGCTGGATTTAAATCCAACCTTTTATACTACAATGCGCTGTGGTCACTCGATCCTAATCTTGAAGCGGAATTTGATACTGAGTTTTCCAATCCAGTTGCGCCATCAAACACAAGTTCTTTGAATTTTTTTAGCTCAAATCCATTCACTCCTTCACGACCGATGACAACTACATCACCATCAGTTCCACGAGCAACAAAGTTACCTGTTACTTTGTCTGGTTCTGGGTTAGGCGCACCTTCTTTTGTTTTGGTATCCATGCCAGGAATGTTAAATTTACCTTTTAGCAAGCCGACCCAAATCGCTTTGTCGTTTTCATCACTCGTTCTAAACATACAAGCAACATTGTTAGGCGTGAGCGATTTATTGTATTTTTCAATACCATTTTCTGCCTTTATACCAAAGAAAGCTTGCCGAGCTTCGGACGTCAAATCTAACACCTCAATTTCTAATTTAGTTTCCGTAATACCGCCAGATAAAACAACATACGGTCCATCATCTGCCAAAACTGTCACTAACTCGTTGGTAATATCAAGTTTCGCTGCTTTCATCCCAGGCAATGACTTGACGCCATCTTTTTTTTCTTTTACTTTGTCATCATCTCCAAGCACTGCATACTGGAAATCACGTAGTCCAAATTTTACTTTTCCCATTTAGTTCCTCTTTTCTTAATAAAAATCAAAATAGCGGTATTTCCTTACATTCATTAGTAAGTCAATATCGCTATCTTTGTATCTTGGCTTTTCATTCGCGGTATATCTTTCAAAACCGCCTTTTTTTAAAACATCGTCTATACACTTCGCAATCTGGTCAGACTGAGAAGCCGTTTTACACCAAAAATTGATTGTAATACGTTGTTCATTGCTAACCATATCATCATCCGCATATAGGGATGGTCCATCGTACGTCGTATTTATGCGCATAAATGGGGCTAGCTCTACTTTTTGTACATCAATTGGGTTGTCTGGTATATCGTAAGTAAAAATACCTTGTTCAAACCCATTTTTAAAAGGACCACCTCTGAGCTTATCCAACAACTCGTTCAATGTCCTATCGTTTTTTAATAATTTATAAGCTGTTGTCTCAGCAATCAAAGCCCAAGTCCCTCCTTAACTTTTTGAGCGTAAATTTCTCTTGCTCTCGGCGTCATCTCATTGATAGTCTTTTCCTCAAAGTCTTGTCCTTTTTGATAGATTGTCCCACTATTCGGGAAATGAGCGCGCCAACCAGTCTTTCGACCGTAACCGATATCTTTTGATATAATGCCGACGTTAGCTCCTTTGAAACCACTTGTCGTAGTATCATATTTCAATTTAGTATCATGAACTGAATAATCTATTGGTGTATTTCTAGACAAAGCCTTTTCGAACTCCTCAGCAACCTGCGTAACCGCTCCTTTCGCAGCGTTAGGCGCTTTAACCTCAAGTTTAGTAAGATTATCCAAAATACCATCAAGTCCTTTTGTCATGACATGCTAACCCCGCTAATCATAGTAATATCTTTACCAGACTCGTCCAATTCAATTTTGTCAATCTTATATATACGTTTGTTAAAATCGACAAACATAGTGTTATCGATAGACAATTTAGGATTGTATCTGATTAAAAACGTTTTTGTATCTTTGTTTGTAGGCAAATCACTTGCATTTTGAAATTTCGATTGATAATTAAAATCTCTCAGTTGCGTTTTTATAACTTCCGCCCAACAGGTATACAAATCTTCACGAATGTTGTCTACAACTTCACCATCTTCGTTTTGTCCGCCTGTTTGGTTAAAGATAGTAATTCTAACATTCATCTTCCGCGTTATCATGCGTCACCACCCCTCAGTCTGAGTTGGTGGATAATGTTCAGAACACCGTTAGCAAGCGGATAGCGATTACTATCCGCAGATAGACCACGGTGATCGTATTCCTCCTTAACCTGTTTTTTTACAGCTAACGCAAATTTAGCGTGACCTTCAAACATTTCAGGAGTTGACCCATCATCTATTGCAAAACAAATTTGTTCTTGAGCAGATTCAATCATTTCCTCAATAATGTCATCTTCAAAATCAAAATCTATCTTACAATAGAGTTTCACACTATCTAGCAGCTCTTTAGATACAGTCATAACTATACCTCTTCAACGCCAGCCAGTTTTAACAAGTCTGCTTTTAGCGTCTTACCGCTAAAGTCAATATTTTGGCTTTTTAGATATTTTTTTATATCTTCAATGGTGCTGTCTTTGGTTGGTTTACCAACAACTGTAGCACTGCTTACTTCTGGTTGCGCCACTCCCTGAGTGGCCTTATGAGGGCAATTGTTCTGGTTTGAATGTCACATAGTAGCCAGCTTTGTCATCAACTTTTGAAACGCCAAAGCGAAGAACTGCTTGCAAGTATTGACCGTAGATTTCGTTATCTGCCCAACGAAGTCCAAGGTCTTTGCGGTCGGCGAATAATACACCACGTTTGAAATCTCCGACAAATGCTGTATCTTTACCTAAAACCTCATCAGCTAGCACAAAAACAGGTTTTCCGAGGAATACTTTCCCAGAAACAGAAGTGATTGAATCTTGAAGTAGGTAACGACCATTCTTATCTTTTAATGTATCCATTGTTTGATAAAAGCTTTGAGATACAATAAATGACACATTGTAAGCAGGATCTAATTCAACGTTGAGAAGCTTCTTGATTTCATCCAAGTTTTTTACTGTCTTAGCTTCAAATTCCTTGAGAACTGTTGCGATAGCGTCGTTTGTTGTATTAACTTTCATTTGACCGATTGTCTCAGCAACAATACCAACCAAGTCTACGTCTGCATCGTCAATTGATTCTTGAGACAACGGGATAGCTCCGCGGTAAGTTTTAATTTCCCATGCGACGTTTGTGAATTGTGGCTTACCTAGTTTTGGATTTTTTTCTAATTCTTCAACGCTAACCATTTTTTCAGTCGCACGTTGCAAAACTGGCCATTTCCCAGATGCTTTTTTAGCTTGGTGGATGCTTGTGAATTGTTTCAAATCAACAACTGTCTTAACTTCACGAGCTGGTGTGTAAAGGATTTCTTCACTAGAGACAGGTTTTACATCTGTTTTCTTAACACCGTCTTTTTTAGGTTCTACGGGGGTTGTCTCATTAATAGGCATAAGTACCTCATCTTTGCCTTCAAAACGTAAAGAATCGTTTACGATTTTACCTTTCGAACGAATGAAATCATTCACACTTTCGCGATATGTTTTTTCCTCTTGTGTCACTTCTTTTCCTCCAATATTTTCAGCACCACCAACTTCAACGCTAGACTCATATAATTTCAAGTCGTTTTCTGATTCAACTAATTTCGCTTTAGTAGCTTCTACCTCTGCTTTAACAGAACGAGCAGTTTCTAAGTCATCTGATTCTAAAGCAGCTTTGACTTCTGCGGTTTTAGCAGCAATCACTTTGTTTAATTCAGTGATATCCGCTTTAATTTCTTCGATTTTTTCGTCAAACATTTTCTTCCTCCAATAAAAAGAGCTTATAGCCCTTGTAAAATTTCTTCTTTTTCGATTTCTAGCAACATGTTATTAATCTCTTGCTTACGTTTGCTTCTGCTTGCGTAATAGTCATCAATAACCGCTTGTGGCAACATTTGATTGTCAATGCTTGCTATAGCTTCAAACGACATCACTTCATCTGCAAATCCGCTCTCAACAGCATCTTGTGCTGACATAAAAGTTTCATTCCGCATTAATTGCATGATTTCATCTTCTGATTTACCTGTTTTTGCAACATAAGCATTAACAATGGCTTTATCGCTTGATTTAAGAGCGCTAGAAGCTTTGTCCAAGTCGTCGCTATTACCAGAAACCCAATTAAACAAAGCTTTATGTACCATCATTTGAGCCGTTGGGCTCATGACGACTTTATCAGCCCCCATCACTGCAACAGACGCTGCACTCGCAGCCATTCCTGTGATTTCTGCGGTTACTTTCCCTTTGTAATTTCGCAGAGCGGTATATATTTCGCTACCAACAGTAACGAGACCACCATTTGAATTAACTTCCAAGATAATGTCGCTATTATCTTCTGGCAATTTGTCAATAATGCTTTTAGCACTAACAGCCTCCATGCCATAATAGTCATAGACTTCTTGTGAATTATTAGCAATTAGTGGACCTTTAAGGTTTATTTTCTTTGGCATTTACCTCACCCCTTTTCCCTTTGACTCCAACTTGATCTTGATATTCTTCTTTTTTATCCAAGAACACGTAATTGAGACTAGACTGGTACCTATCCATGTTAGGGTCTTTTGATTTTTGCTTACCAAGTTCAACCAATCCTTGATTAGGTGTCAAAATTTGGTTATTAACCAATTTGACAATTTCATCGACATTGCGACCCGTGACGCTTCGTGTATCGAATTCAACATGATACAGTCGCCTGTCTCCATCGTTAAGCGTTTTAAGCCCTATTTCGCTCGTTATAGCGTCAAAATAGAATGGCAAGTCATTTGTTACGTAATCTTCCATTAATTGCGCTACAGACTGATTAGGACTGTTTACGCCCAACTTATAACTTGGCACGCGCAACGCTTTTGCTATTTGAGCCGTACTAAAGTTATTACTTGTGATTAATTGCAATACGTTAGTATCAATTTCAAGTGGCGTATATTCCATTGTGCTGTCAAAAACTAGTGGACTCCCTCCAACAGATCCCTCACGCATTTTCTCAAAGTCTTGTCTTGCTCTTTGACGCGCTTCTCCACTTAATTGAGCACCTTTCATAGTTAAGATACCACCAGAAAAACCATCTTTGAAGAATTTAATTAAGGTATTGATACCACCCGTTTGTAAGTCTATCTCATCGCCTAGCGATAATAGCGGAGACCTTCCGAGTATTGTGTCATGGCTGAAGAATTTCCAGTGAATAACATCGTGTGCAAAACATTTTATCTCTTTAGCAGTCAAAGTATCCGTAAATGTATAGATGATTTCGTGGTTTTCTGTTTCTTCAACAGTAGTTTCAGACGGTCTATAAAACTGAAATTGTAAAGCTTGACCAGTTTTAGGGTCTCGCAAGATACGAGAAAACGAATTACCTGTTAAAATTGCATTAACAGCCATGGCAAACTTCCATGTCCTAGCACTTGCGTTGTTTGTGGACTTTACATTTAATAGGTAGTTAATATCCTCATCGTGGATAATATCCCCGTTTATATCCTTTTTAACGAGCGGAAAACGAGCTATATCACCAGCTATAATAGACGTAGCTGTCAAGACATCGCTATTTTTTAAGGCTGATACACCTAGATACTGCTGTGAGACGTCACCAGCTAAGACTGACGCTATATAATCGTCATACGATACCTTTGAAGTTCCCAAAGGTTGAAAAAAACTCATAGATTCTCACCTCCTTTCTATAGGTAAGGTGACGTTATTTTTCCATTTTTTCTTTGAGTGTTTTTTGATGCGACTAAGTTCATTGTTAGTCGCTTGTGCGTTATGCTCTACAATTTTTTCAAGTTGTTCAATCCGTTCATGTTGTTTGATTAATTCCTTTGAAAACATAACGTTTTCTGCGATGAGTGAAGCGATATAGTGTTCTAGTTTGCGTTTTTTCTTAATACGTTTGTTCATTTTCTTCCCCCTACACTATCTACATAGATAGCTAAAATAACTAATATAATTCCGCTGGCAATAAAACCAACCTTATCACCAAATAAAAAAAGACCGTATATCAACAGTCCCAAACCTACCAGCAAGATCAATGTATGTATGTTTTTTAAAATAAAACCAATCAAAATAGCGTCTCTCCTCCTAAAATTTTCTCGCTTGTCCAGTAGCCAGAACCGTCAAATGGTTCTAGGTAACATACAGCATAACCGTCAAGAACTGCGTCTAGCGGGTCAATCTTGTTGCTATTCTTGTTCTTGTCAATCCTCATGCCATTGTTATCGGTTTTAATATAAGCGTTGTTAGCAGCCATGGTCAATAGTGGATTGCCAGAATGCTTTATTTTGCCTTTTTTAAGGTCGTCACGAAATTGTTTTGTCGGCATGTTTAACACCATTGTCGTTTGCGAAACTTCTATTAGAGGCCATTCCGGATGTCTTTTTTCAATCATTGTAAGTAGTGTTCCGAATTGGTATGGGTCAAAGCAAATCCCATGTACTTCCCATTCGTTTATATAGATTAACTCCTCTATTTTTTCCAAAACCCGTTCATCATCTATAACCCCGCTCTCAAGGGTTGTTATTTCGCAATATCCTTGACGTTCTAGATTGCTATAAGATACACCATCTCGCTTTTCTTTGGCAGTTAAGCCATACTTTGTAGCTACAAATGAAAAACTATCAACATACCAATAATCATCCATCATAACAACAGGACTAATGGCAAACAAGTCACTTACACGCCCAACGTCAACACCTAGCCAAACCCTACGCTTGTATGTGTCTGGCTTATCAATCTTAGCAAGCTCCCACGACTGTTTATCTATATATGATTCTTCGCTGGATTGACGCCACATATTGAAGTTTTTGATCAACACTTTGTTGACTTCTCCAGTCTCTAGAGATACCTTACGACGAGTTCTTAGATAGTCCATCAACTTATCATGTAGAGTATCGACTTCGAGAATTGGATTAGATTTTATCCAATTCGTTTCATCTTTAATTTCCTCCTCGTTGTCTTGCTCTGCGACATAGCCAAAATAGCCCTCGTCTGTGATTTCTCCGTCTAGTATTTTAGTAATGTATGGATACTCAATTGTGTGCATCGGAACATTCAAATCCATACCAGCCGTTGAAATGATTAAGATAAACGGATTATCCAACTGTCCTTGACCAGATTCCAATAGTTCTAACATTTCGTTTGTCTTTGACGCTGCGAACTCATCCAACACTCCAACGTACGGTTCAAATCCATCAACTGCGCCAGTATCACGACTAAGCGCCCTTATATAAGATTCATCATGTAAGTTTTTTAGTTCATCACGGACAATCTTTGTAGCTTTTCTGACATCGGCATCCTTTGCTCTTAAGGAAGCTAACTGCTTTTTTGCCATATCCCAAGCTATTTTAGCTTGCGTGCGGTCGTTCGCTGTACAAAACAATTGCCTACTCATAGACGGATTGTGACCAAACAAAAATTCATAAAGCAATATACCAGCTATAAGAATGGTTTTACCATTTTTACGAGCAACAGAAATCATAGCTTTTCTAAAACGTCTTAAGGAATGGTCTGTTTTCTTCCGCCATCCATATAAATTCCCAATAATAAATTTTTGGAACATTGCTAATGGATAAGGTTTTCCTGTTTTGACGTCTGGTAAAATCTCAATGAAATTAATTGGATCAGATGCTTTTTGTGGCAAGTAGATGAATTTAAAATCTTCATCTTCTATACGTTTGAGGTCATTCAAATGTCTTAAACAAGCCTTAAACACTTTCTTGCTTGCTTTAATCTCTTCATCAACAATCTTTTTTGCATAATAAAAAGTGTCATCTTTATAAATGTCGCTAATTGCTGAATAATCGTATTCTATTGTCATGACCTCCTTTCTAACTAACCGCCAAATTTATCAAATATACTTTTTTGTTTTTCTTCTTCTTTAGGTATAAACATCTTCATACGACTATCTACTGTCAGCCCTAATTGACTAGCGCTACTTCTGATATTCGCAGTAGCTTTTTCCAATGTTAAAATGAGCGGACTTGGAATCAACCCTTTATCCGGGTCGTTTGTAAAATAACCAATTTCATCTAATTTCTTGGTTGTCTCTTTATAGATTGCATACCAAGAACAATAGAGTTCTAGAAGGCCTCTATCGAGGTTTCTTACGGGTAGGGTCTGGAGGTCATTTATGATTCTACGATATTCCGCTCTAGCCACCTCATTGAGATGCCGAGGGGGCGTTATTTGTAATTTATCAAGTCCGTCAGAAGCCTTATTCTGCGCGGTTTCTCTTGCTATTTTTTCTTCTTTTGTGAGGTGTTTTTTTGTTGTTTCAACCACCTTTAATTTTCTTCCCAAAGTTACCTCCTTTACACGAAAATTGACAGTTCAAAAATTTCAAAAAGGGAATATTTTGCACGGAAAAGGGCGCGTTCTTAAGTTTCCGAACAATGTAGCCCCGTTCAAAAACAAGCGGGGTATTTTCCGAACATTAACGTGCTGTTGTTAATTTTTACGCACGTTTTCCAATTAATTATTTTTACATCTTTCTCTTATCGCTTTACTGTCATTACACGTTTTACAGCTCGCTTGTAGGTTGTTCCAGTCTAACCTTTTACTCCAATCTTTCTTAACTGAGATAATGTGGTCAGTCATAGTTGCTTCTCCTCCACACATAGCACAGACATAATCACTCTGCAACAAGACTTGTTTGCTTGTCTCTCTCCAAATCTTAGAGTTGTAGAACTGCTTAGTCTTCTTGTCATACTTCCAACGATTACGATTGTAGTCTCTATACTCTGCTGATCTATCATCATAGTCAACAGTCGTTCGTCTGCCTCTAGAAATAGTTAGCTTCTGTGGTCTCATTGCCTGACCTCCAATAAAAAATAAGTATTTTATGCGTATTTTACTTGACAAACATGTCTTTTATGTATATAATATAAGTATAGAAAGTGAGGTAAGCAATATGCCAATGACCCCTAAGCAAATGATTAAATTGCTTAAAAAGAACGGGTTTTATGAAATTAGTCAAAACGGTAGTCATAAAAAACTTCGTGATGATTTAGGACACCAAACAATCGTTCCAATGCACAATAAAGACCTTGGTAAGGGTCTTGAAGATACCATCTTAAAACAAGCGGGTTTGAAATAATCCGCTTGACAAGATGACTTGCTTATCTCACAATAATCAAAGGAGAATCATTATGTTAGTTTATCCAGCTATATTTACACAAGACTCAGATTATATCATGGTTACATTTCCAGATGTCCCTGAAGCAATCACTCAAGGTGAAGACTTTCAAGAAGCTTACGAAATGGCTGTCGAAGTCTTAGGTTTTGCCCTTGAGGATTATACTGACTATCCAAAGGCGAGCTCCGTTTCTGATTTAAAAGAACAGTATCTTGGTTCTGATATTGCTTTAATTGGCATTGATATGATTGCCTACATGAAAAAATATCACTCTAAGAAGGTACGCAAAAACGTGACTATTCCTGAGTGGTTGAACAACGCAGCCGAAGATAAAAACCTCAACTTTTCTCAAGTCCTTACTGAAGCACTTGAATTAAAATTACAAGCATAAGAGCCACCGTTGTGGTTCTTTTTGCATAATAAAAAGCCACCACAATGTGATGACTAATGACTAATTGGTTCTTCCAATTTCTTATCTAACTCATAACCTTTTCTAAATGCTGGTGACTGCTTTGCATAAACGGATTGAATAAAGTCTACTTGTTTATATTGTTTTGATTTTACAGTTTCCATTTCGTTACCTCTTTTATTTTAATTATAGGAACAGTCGGAATCGAACCGACACATATAATCAGACCGTCGACAATCCAATTATCAAGGCGCTACCTCTACCGTTTTCCAATCACGGTTCATGTTCCAACGGTTTAGTCTTACTTGGCGCAAAGGTCCCCGTAGAGATACCAGTGCTTATTTTTAAAGTAAGCCTATAGACCCATCACGAATCGAACGTGATTAATACCACTAGGTCTACACAAAAAAACGGTTAAAACTCCGATCCATGTCCCACGCCCGCTGTATTGCTCTAGTGGCTGAAATAACCACTATTGAGACGGCAGGATTCGAACCTGCGTACGTTTCAGACCCTTTATAGTCATATCGCTCCCCCAACTGAGCTACGTCTCAACACCCTATCTCGCCTTTTAGCTACAAAATAACAAGTTTGATAGTAGTTAAAGTTGACGACTAAATAAATAGTCTGTTGGTAAATGATTATCTCTTCTTGCTATTTTGATAATACTATATTAACACATATTTTTATGTATAAACTATTGTATTACTGTATAAAAACTAGTCAAAAACTCCTTGCTCTACAATCAAAGAGCCCTCCCTATAAAGCTCTGCAAAAGCCAATAATGCAGCATCTAGCGTGTCATAATAAAAACTCTCTGACATACATAATTCTGTATAAATAACCTTATCTGCATTCTTGTAAGGAGATAAGTATTTTTCATACAAAATCCTACGCTTTTCTGGCTCCAATATCATACTAACTGATTGCTCAATTGCTTCTAATTCTTGTTCAGCTGACACACGGTTGAGTGCTAAGCGTTCAACTGGCTTACTAGGAGTTCCGTGTGATTGTCTAGGCTCAAAGGAATAAGTGGCTGTCACTTTTTGAGTATCTACATCATTAGCGATCCTACGCCAGCGTGGATACTCTCTTAGTTTTCGCTTAGCGTTTGATTTAGTCTTTTGTATATTAATTTCTGGAAAAAACGTCATGAAAGCTCCTCGTATGATATAATAGTTGTACGAATATATACCGAATGGCGCTTTCACGAGCGCTTTTTTATTGTTCTCCTTTCCTTTTTCTGCTGACTGTTTTTTTGTGTTGTTAAATGTCGAGTATTAAATTTTTAGTTTTGTGTCAGCACTATATTTTCAGCTTTGCGCTTGTATAATCATCTGTGAGCGATAACAGACTTTAGATTTTTTATGAAAAAAATGTCGGAGGATATTTCCCTTTCTAAAAATTTCGCTCTATAACTACGTAACGATTATTCCACGCTACGCAGCTGAATACTTACAGAAAGCTTCCAGGGTAAGTTTAACGAGTATTCCAGCTCGTAGACCCACAGAGCCATTGCAGGCTCTTAGGCGCTTGCGTGGGACTTTAATTTGCTTCTGTGTTTAATAGTTTAAAATGCCAAGTTTCATATTCACCATGATAAACGAAGCCTATAGAGTCTGCGTCAACGATTTTATCGCATACAACATATGCTAAATCAGTATTTTTTAAATAATCTTTTTCACCATATTTAACAATAGCAATATCATGTTTTTCACCACTTCTAAAATAATAGCCAGAGGACAAATTATATTTGTCATTGTTAAAGTCATTTGCATATTTTTTGGATATAAAAATTGTTTTTTCTTTCATTCCGCCACCTCTTCTCTAAACTGCCAAGCCCAGTCAAAGTCTTTGCGGATTTCGGATTCGGTGACGTTTCTAATATTTTTGTATTCCTCTAATTGATCTTCATATGCTTCAATTAATTTTAGTTTCTTGTTTACCTTTACTAAAATTATTTTTAAATCACTATTCGGATTTGGTATCTCAACCGTATACAGCTTCTCTTTTTCGATTGTGTAGCCATGCATCCAAGCACTAATAAAATCATTGTGGTGGTCAATAGCCCAAAGCCACACATCATGATAATAGCCACCTCGGTTATCAGAGGTGAGATTATCGTACATATCTATTGCAGACGCATCCGAAAATGATTTTTTATGTTCCTCAATCCAATCAGCCACAAACTGTGGCACTTCTGGTTTTGGTTGAATGAGTTGGTCGAGTAATACTTTTACAATATGTGTTTTCACTACTGGAATGTCGCCGACACCACCTTTACCAATAGACTGTTTGTCTATCAATTTCTTCGCTTCTTCAATATTCATTTGCTACCTCGCTTAACTTCTTCAACAATTTCAATTGCTACACCTATTGCAGCCATATAACCAGCGTAGCTTTCTTGTCCGTAGTTATCCAGATCATTGTCAAATTCTTTATTAAGTCTTTTTAAAATTTCGTCAATCATACCCTATCCCCCATTTCCAGTCAGCTCAGCAATCCGCTTAGTCTGTCTAGCTCTATCATCACTAGCACGTTTAAGTTGCTTTTGTGTCCTGCGTAATGCAGTCAAGTATTTCTTGTTCTTCAATCATCCTTCTAACCTTTCTAGTAATTCTGGATTTTCGTGTATATTTCCGATATTTTCGATTTCCCGAATTTCGTCTGGACACCCGTCTTTGTAGTTGTAAAATGGATCGTGTGTATCTGCTTTATCAACTATGTTCCAACCAAAATCTACAAATTTTACTTGTCCTACGTACTCAGACAAAGAGTCGTTAAAAAGTCTGCAACACTTAACGATATCCCCATCAAACACCTCAATGCCGTTTTTATCTTTTAGGTTTGTTGATTGCATTAACACAGCTTCCTCGAAAGGGATATATCTACGGACAACTTTCCGATAAAAGGTGTATATTTTGTTATCGACGTAATCTATTGCTTCAACCACGCCCATAGCTTGCGTTACTTTATCCCACACTCTAAATTTTGGTATCATCCTTAACCTCCAACCAAACCGCTAACATCACGCAATAATTAGCCATGTCGTTTAACGTGTCTGACAGGCTTTCTGAGACGTTTTTGTCACTGTTTATAAGATTATATAACCTGTTGTATTTATCGCTTATACGGACGACACCAGCGATAAATCCGAAGTCATTCAAAGACTTTTCGAACGAGTTCCCATAATCTGCATTTTTAGCCAAAAACATTTGATAATTTTCGTTGTATGCAGCTTGCATACTCTCTGCGTTTATTTTATCTGTCATGTGTTATACCTCTAAAAACTCATAGCTGCATATATCAGACGCTTAGTCTGCTTGCAATGCTCTAACTTAGTATCTTTGTGCGCTCTTTTTAGTTTTACAAAAAGTTCCGTCTCGTGGTCATTTGGGTTGTGATACTCACGATATGATTTGATATACATCTGTGCATAGGTATCTTCGTCAAAATAATCTTTAAACGCTTCGATAACGTACGGTCTTGGCAGGGTTTTTCGACGTCTGTTATTTGTAACGCTACATCTTATTTGCTCGGCTTTTTTGCAATCTACATCTAGCTTTTTAATTTGCCTTACAATCCCATTGTCAAAAATTTTGTAAAATTTATTTATTAATTCATCTGTCAATCTCTTCAATCCTCACTTTTATTCTTGGATTCTGACTGTATTTTTTCTTTGCTCTTAAATCGCATACGATATTGTCATCTGACCAAACGATACCTGATTTCTGTATTCTGTCGTAACCTGCATCGGAAATACTATCAAAAACAGCTTTAATCAGATTATCAATATCAGGCTTCTTAGCGTGCCATATAAGCTCACGCACGAAGTTCTGATATATTTGTATTGTTTTACCTTTAGAACGTTGTGTAGGCTCTTTTGATAGCGTTTTGGGGGCTTTCATGTAAAAGGTTACCTCTACCTTTATGCAATCATCAAAAAACGGTCCATCATAATTTTTTTCTATCCAGCCAGAAACCTCTTTTCGCCACCTCTTCATCTTTGGATCTTCGTACGTACCAAATTTGCTGAACTTAGGTCTAGTTTGAGGTTTTGGTTCAATTGGTATTTCAAATTCTGTTTTAAAAGTCATATTCCTCTTCAATTTCTACTAACAATGCAATTCGTTTTGAGCTAGCTAACGCTTGATATGATTTAGTCATGTATTGCTCTATTGTTTGCTTTTTAATTCCAAGCCGTGCCGATAACTCTTCTTTTGTGCCAACATCGACAAACTTGTCGTCATCATATATTGCATATATCCTTTGTTTCTTAAACATTTTTCAAAAATCCACACTCGCCCTATTAAATGTGTGAGCTGTGGCAAGGACGAGTGTAGCAATTCTCCATATTATCGATTTTATCGATAAGCAGACTATTTCCTTTCTCGCTCGGAAAATATAGTTACTGCAAAGGCCGAGCTTCACTTTGCAATGTTAGTTAAAAAATCATTACTCTTTGTGTTAATTGATTAGCCCTACAATATTCGCAATGGCCGCAAGGTTTTGGGGGTTCTATCCCTTTTTTGACTGCATCTAAATGTTTGATGTTTTGTGCTAGGTTATCTAACTCATTTTGCATAGCATCTAAATTTTCGATTGCTATTGCTCTAGTATCTGGAGGTGTTTCTTTAGTCACTGCGTAAATGATTGGCTTAAATGGCTTCTTGTATTTAGCTTCTAGCATGATTTTATAAGCAGCCATCTGTAAGATGTAACCGTAAGCCTCAAACCAGTAAACTCGCTCTTGACCATTCCAGACCGTGTCGTCAATAGGGCCTTTTGTAGTTTTGATATCTACAAAATAGCCACATTCAACATTAAGACAGTCTATCTTGCCTTTGAATTCAACCTCACCAAGAAATCCTGTGATGGCTACCTCTTTTTTACCTTGATAATATTTCATGAATTGATAATCATTTTTAAGTGCTTCAATCATCTGTTCTGCGACTAAATAGTCTTTTTTGAGCTGACCTTTGGTTGCCCCGCGACTCGAAATCATTTCAGAGCCGTTTTGGGCTTTGAATTCTTCATGAGCTTTTTCACTCTCAAAATAAGAGTGGACATAATTCCCGACGAGCAATGCAGTGTTATCTCTAGTATCTGTACAATCCCCTCGTAATTCAGCAAGCGCCCTCGTTTCGCATTCTCTAAAACGCTTGTACTGACTAATAGACCAGTACTTAATTGATGATTCATTGCTATAATAGTCCTTTCCAAGCAAATCTAACTTCGTCATGGCATTAAGTCCCCAAGGTTATCAAATAGGTTGCCTTCGCTAGCTTTAATTTCACCAGTTTCTTGGTCAAAATCCGGAATTTCATCTGCCGGATAAGAGGTATCTTCTAAAACCGTCTTATTTTCGTCTATGAGCGTCTTTTCTGGTTCTGAATGTAAATCTCCAGTTACGTCTTTCAAATTGCTAGAAGCGTCTGTTTTTTCGTTCTGGTGACCAATTAAATCATCAAGAGTGTTTGTTTCTTGTGGCGTGACATCTTTTACTTGACGGTCATTGTCGTACTCGTTTTCTGTGGTACGGTTTAGGGCTTCGACAAAATATGAGCTATCATTACTTGTATTTATAAATGATTTAGCAGCTCTATTGATTACTGTTCTCATTGCCATTTGGTCAGGAAAATCAACTTGGACATTCTTTGTTTTTGCTTTTGACCAGGCTTTATCAATTTGCTTTTTAGTCATAATGGTTAGATGTTCTTCGTCGTTGATATCCTTGATAATGCAATAAGCGCCTTTGATTGGATTGTCTTGGTTTTCCCAATCGGATTCATGACTTACAAATCTTCTACGACCGTTAACGATTTCTGATTTAAAAACATCTCCTTCAAAGATTACTCCTGCCCAAATATCTTTAACTTCATTTAGCTCTTTAACAACTTTCATTGTTCCGAAGTATGATCGCCTCAATTGTACTTTATCACCGTACTTGATGAAGTAACATTGTTTCTTTGCAGGACTCAATCCTTGCGCGACCATATCTAAAAGCGAAATATAAACACTCTCATCAGTACATTGGCTCAACAAATTACCGCTAGAGGAGTTTTTCAATTCATAGTAAGCATTACTTAAAGCGTTACCTAAACTATAATTAGGAGGAACGATAAAGTTTTCGTTTTGTTTTTCCTCGATTCGTTTGTTAACTCCAGAAGTTATCTGTCTTTCGCTCAACTCATTTGCCATCTCTATTCACCTCCAAAAACCTGCTCAAACATTCCATTTACCATGCTTTTATTTTTTTGCTCTTTTGTTAACTCTGGCACTGATTCGCCATCGATAAATTTTAGGTCATAAGATGCTTCAATAACTACAACATCACACCCAAACGTTTCGGCTAAATTATCGATTTTATCTTTTTGCATGTTGTAAGCTTCTTCTGGTAAAAATGATGCCAGATGAATGCTATTTGTAAGTTCTACATTATAAGCAAGTACATCTTTTTTGTTTTTGAAACTCTTTAAAAAACTTCCGTCTTCAGTGTTTCTTAGCACTACAATTTTTTCTTTGGTGTTCATTTCATTTCCTCTTTCTATGTTTCAATTGCCAATTTTCGGCTTTGAATCTCTTCAACTGTTTCTTTAACTCTATATTTTCTTCAGCTTCTTTAAGATAATCAGACATCAAGTCGCTGTATCTACTTTGCCAATAACGAGTAGACTCGTATAACTCTTCGCTCATATTTAGTCTTCCAAAATGTGAGATTTAAAAGCCCATTTACTATCAAGTCTCCGATTGACAATTAATTCAGGTTTTACATCAAATTCCGTTTCAATGTATTCCATCAAGTCTTCGTCTGTATAGTCTTTAAATTCGTTGTAAGTCTGCCTTAGCGTAGGCTCTTCGCTGTCTCGTAAATAGTCAATTGTAAATATAAAAGCATCCCTAAAATTACCGTCAAACGTTACACGTTCGCCATTAATCCTAATTTCTACCATGATAGCTACCTGCGAATTTCTCTAGTCTATCTTTAATAAAGTCAAACATTGCTCGCAACTCATTGTTTTCTTTTCTTAGATTTTTGTTATTAATCATAATATCTGCCATAGAGCCATCTTTTTCTCGATATTCATCTTTTAAATGTTTAACATCTTCAGACAAATCAATGTTTTTAGACTTTAAGATTTCATTTTCAATTTTTAAGTCTTTAATCCTATTTTCTAATTCAGCTACTAATTTCAAATCTGGTCTATTTTCCAAAGTCAATCCTCCCTCTGCGCAGTCTTAACCGCCTGTATTCTTCAATTTTTTTATTTCGACTAGGTTCGTCTAGAGCCATGATTTTTGCTGCATGTTCTTCTGACAAGCTGAAAAATGTTGTTAATGTTAGTTCCATAATTTCATTCTTTCATCTTCCATTCCTTCAAATTCCATGATATGGCTTTTATCACAACCTTTTCGTATACGTGATGCAATTCTCTCTCCATACGCCTGTCTAATTTCAGCTGGTGTAAGATTTGTCGTGATGATTGTATTTGTACGCTTGTTAAGTAAGCTATATATAATACTTGTCGACCAATCGCTAACCTTTTCAGCACCTAAATCGTCCAAAACTAGATAATCAACCTCTTTTAATTTGTCCAACCAAAACGCCTCTTTACTAAAGTCTCGCTTTATTTCTGATAACAAATCAGTAACGTTTACAAGTAGTCCTAGCTTCTTCGTCTTATCTGACAGTCCTCTGATAATGCTGTAAGCTAGATGACTTTTGCCTCGTCCAGCTTTACCAGTCATGATAATGTTACCCTGACCTCCTTTAAACCAATCGTTAGCCATTGTTTTAGCCCAAACAAGCACTTCTTTATGTTTGATTGTGTCAGTTCTAAAATTATCAAACGATGCGTTTTCCAGTTCGCTATCCATGATTGATAACCTTTTTAGATAGTACAGCCGTTTGTTTTCGAGTTCTCTCTCATATTGTTTTTGAACGTGTAAATCGTTTTGATTTTCCAAATCTTCTTTGTGGCATTTAGGGCAAACTGTCAAACCAGTTTTAAGGATTGTGATATAGCTACAGTCATGCTTGTCACAAATTGTCTCTTCTTTTTTGGTATTTTTTTGATAGGACAAAGCGATTTTATCAAGCGCATTCTCATCACCAAGTATCATACTCACTTACCTCTTCTTGCTTAGATTTCCTAGATTTCTCTTTAGCTTCTATTTGCTCAATTGTCGTGATGTTGTCATCTCTCCAGTTACGTAAAATACCTCTAACATAGTTAAGATTAGTTTTTCCTTGAAGCTTAGTTCTTTTGATAGCTTCCTTAATTAAGTCATGATTATTTTCTTTAATCATCGTACGAATAGTTTCAATTTCCATAGGAGACAACAACCGACCAAATTCTTGTTCCGCTATACTATATATATAGTTAGTAGTTGTCTGATTAGAAGGCACTAAGTTTTGGTTATTTAGTATTGATATATTAGTATTGATATTATTAGTATTGATTCCCTGTAAATTATTCAGGTCTTGACCTGTAACTTTTACAGTTCCATTGATATATAAGCGGTTGGGTTTGTTTATACCCTGTCTGACCTCGTTTAATAAGCCGAAATTAGACAGTTCTTTTTTAGATTTTATGATTGTTTTTTCTGAGCATTTAAGTAGTTCCATAAATTGCTCGTTTGTAAAGTACATATAAACCTTACCGTCATCATCAAACCACTTATTTTCCACAGATAGTGTTCTGCGATCAAACAACAACATATAAATTAATTTTGCTTTATCGCTCAGAACGTTATATGGCTCTTTTAACAACCACTGCGGAAACTGATAAAATTGGTTGTTTTTTACTTCTTCAATATGCATCATTCATCGCTTTCAAAAAAAATTTCTTTTAATTTAAGATAGTAGTATTTTTTATTGTCTGCCATTCAATACTCCTTAAAAAGGTCTATCCTTGCCCCAAGTTTTTCCGCAAGAACCTGGCGTTGGCAACTCTATAAAATCAGTGCGTTGTTTGCGTTATACTTTTTTGACAACTTGATAATCTTCTAAGATTGTGTCAACTGTTTTTGTAATTGTTTTTTGATTACTATTGCGGTTTCCGATGTACGCAATTAAAGCGATAAATAATAAGACTACTACGCCTGTAATTGGATTTTCCATGTTATACTCCTCTAGCACTCCCCAGTGCTTATTGTTTCATTAAGTGTTTAATTTTATTGACATCGGCAAGACAATACATTTTGTCTTTACCGTTTTTAAAAGATTCAAGCCCATAGCTCTCCATGCGTTTTATAGTTTGCCATGAGTAGCCGTATTCATTGACGAGCGTTGTTTGATTGACCCACTGATTTGCTAAATCTTTTTCCTGTATGAGTTTCTTAATCTCATCAAAAAGCTCTTCTGCTATCTGCTTTTTTAGTAAATCGTAAGTAAGTTGTGATTGCATAGATTTATCACCCCTTTCGTGATATAATTAAGTAAATTAAGTTTGTTTTGAGTCCGATTCCCGTCGGACTTTTTTAGTGGTATAATCATCTCGAAAGGAGGTGATTATAATGAACGACGTTTTAAAAACTAATCTTATTGCAGATGTCGCTATTTTTTCGGAAAAAAGCAATTGTAAGCTTAATGTGATTACAGCGAGTGGAATATTCACTGGAACTTTATTACCTGAAAATCCTGATAAAGCCAAGTATGCTCATGTCCTTGAATTCTTGGAATATCGTAAAGAAAATAAAGATGACAACGAAAGATTTATGTTGCTTGTTGATGCTACTTTGTCAACATCAAAAGAATCTACTTTGAACCTTCCATTTGTTGTTCTGTTTATTGACCAGATAATCGGCGTATCTTCTGTTCAGTAGTTAGCGTATTACTTAACTTTTCAGAATCTACTGTTACCACAGTAGGTTCTTTTAATTCTGCTAGGATTTCTTTTAGTGTTTGGTTTATTTCTTTTAAAATAGTAATCATGTTCTTTCTCCTTAGTGATATACACTTTGATTTTGTATGAACGCTCCATAGTATGGATTTCGTTCTTGCTGTTCAGCAAATGATGGCAACTCATTTAAAACAAGCTTTCGAACAGCAGCGCAAAAATTAACTATCATGACCGATATCCTCTTCTGAAGGTGTCGGTATTTGTTTGGCAATAATCTCAACGGCAATTTTTATGCCGGTTAAGAAACCTTTTCCATAGTCAGAACCTAAAAATTCTAAGATATTTTCAGTGATCAACTGCTTGATGTCTTCTTCCATTCTTTTCTCCCTTCGTTAGTTTTGTTCCTTTCTTACCCAATCAGTTCAAGTTCAGTCTGTTTGTTCAACAGATTAATTTTTCGTTTAGTATTCGTGCACGGTTCCCACATAGCGATATATTCAAGCGCCTCTTCTTTCTTAGATTTAGACAATTCAGCGTAGCTATTGAGATCAAATTCTGCTTTGAAATCAAGTTCCATTTCTCGGAATACTTCACTTGAAAAACGATGCTTTCTGCCTTCCTCGTCTACTTTAAAGGTTTTATAAGCTTTTGCAGATTTTCCGCCCATACAATCAATGACACGTTTACGACGTTTTTTAGTAATCATATTAATAATTCCAGGATGTAAATAAGATGTATCCATGATTTCTTGAATATCATTCTGCGCTTGCAATAATCCTTTTTCTAAGTTATCAACCTTTTCTAAAGTCACTGTCTGCATTTTTGACATTTCAATCAGTTGTTGAGTTGTTGTTAGTTCATTCATAAGACTTCTCCTTCTAAAATTTCAGTGTTCTTACGCTTCATATCAAGGTCATTAAAGAGCTTTAGACCTCTATCGACCAAGCTATCGAACTCTTGCTTAATAAGCCCGTCACGCTGGATATAGTGCGTTTCATCAGCATAGATAAGTCCGCTCATTTCAAGTAATAGCAAATCGCCTTTTTTGAGTAGTTCAGTGATATTCTTGTATGATGCAATCTTCTTTTGATAGCTATTGAGTTTACCTTCTGACTGTTTAATCGCTTCTGTTAGCTCATCATACTTAGCTGATTTATGATTGACCTCATCACGCTTAGCATAGAATTCTTTAAGTTGACTTTTTAAATACTCCTCGTGCTGCAAGGCATCATCAACCATCTTACTTAGTTCTTTATTCTTGCCAAGCAAAGTCTGATTAAGTTGCTTAGTGCTTTCATAATCATCTGGAATAACTTCTTTGATAACTTCTTTTTCAACGATTTTAGCACTCAAGGCTTGCTCTGCTAGTCTCTCATTTTGTTGTTTTAACCGTTCTTTGTCAGCTTCTGCTAGTTTGAGTTGGCGTTCTAACTCTTTGTATTGCTTATGAGTTGTAATATCCCCATCAAAGACTTTTTGATTGAGTTCTGGATTGGCAGACGGCTTTGACATTTCTGATTGAAGCTTTTTTGGAAGTTCTTCAAATGTTTCGATATTCAATTGTTCGCTTTGCGAACGAATGAAATTATAATGATTAATGTACTCATAAGCTTTTGTTTTTCTAAATCCAAGGCTTGAATACCACTCTTCAAAACAACCATATCTATTTTTTGCCAAAACTTCTTGAGCTTTAACAAGTTGCTTACCTATTTCATAAGCGCTTTTGCTTTGAATTCCATAGATAATATTTGAACGCTCTTGTAAAAATTCTTGAGTTTCAAAATCAACAAGTGAATAGTCAAAATCATTTTGTGTTGTTATTTCCTGCATTTTTCTCCTTTCTAGTGTTGTGTTAGTTTTGTTCTATTTCTAAGAGTTTGCGTTTAAACCGCAATGTTTGGTAAAAAAATAATATCATCTAATGATATATCGAATATATAGGCAATTTGATAAGCCTTTGTAACACTTGGCTCTGTATTACCTCTTTCCCAGTTGCCCCATGTATCTTTGGAAACTTTCAAAGCTCTTGCAGCCTCTTCTTGACTCCAGTTTTTTGTTGCTCTTAAAGCTTTCAACGTCATTTTCGTCATTCTCCCACCCCCTTTCTGTTTCTGTGGTATAATTTAAATAAAAATGTGAGGTTGAAATGAATTTTTTTAATTTTTTATTGTGTGTTTTTAAGTTTACAAGTGAATATCTAATAAAAAATTGGATAGCTTTAATAGCTCTGTTTCTATCTTATTCAAACTACCGAAGAAATAACTTACAAGTCGAGTTAATTGCTGCTCCTGTTTCAGATTGGATTTTGAGCGTTATTTTAGACAACGGTGAAAGCATATATAATCCAAATGGTACATTAAGAGCTAACATTAAAATCATCAATCCTTCTAATGTTGATGTAAGCTACTTCGACTTGATTGTTTTTGATAAAAACAGAAAATATCAGCATTATTACCAAAAGCAAAATAATATAATTAACGATTTAACAGGTAGAGAGGCTATAGCCGCAGTACAGCCTGATGGCAATACAATCCTTATCGAGGTTCCAGAGGCAGATTGTGGAGTATTAAAAGCCCACAGTATGACAAGGATGGATTTAATCATACAAACATCTGAAATCACAGATAGACTCTTTGTTGCTTTTAAAGTAGCTAAAAAGAAAAAACTATTTAAAGCTAATAAAGCAGGATATGTTAATTCACCTTATCAATCATTTTCTGCGTCATTCCCTGTGGAATTATCAAAAAAACCGCACTACGAGGATATCCTAAAAGATTTGCATGAGTGAGAGCAGATTTTCTTGTGTGAAATATCTTGGAAGAACCTAGTACACCGTATTTAATTTTTTCCATGCCTTCCCTCCTTTCCACTCCTTTTGGGAGTTTTTATTTTGTAATAAACCAAGCGATCAGCCAAGTGATACCACCTAGCACTAACAGAGCTGGCAATAAGCCACCTTCAAATTCAATACTTGTTTTTTCTTTGCCATTACGACTAGTAAACGTGTGTTCTAGATCGCCAAACATTAGTTTTTTCCAATTCATTTTGTACCTCCTAAAAATGTTATAATCAACTTATCCTAGCAGAAAGGAGGATAAGCTAATGAAAATTTCTAATTCAAAAGATTTAGCTCTCGCTATTGTTGCTTCTTCTAGCCCTACTTTGTCTATCGAAGATAAAATCAAACTTTACGAAGACTCTTTAGAAGCTATTAAGCAACATAATTTACCTTTCATTGAAGCCGAAAAGCAAGAACAAATCAATAATGGTAAAGTTATAGCCGAAGCTCTTGAGCGTGGCGAGTCATTGTTTTGATAAATAGTCGCCAATTTCGAGGAACCCTTTAGCAAGTTCGCACCTTGTTAAGGGGTCTTCTGCGTTTACGAAATCTCGCAAAATTTGCATGTGCATATCTTTTAGCACTCCGATAAACTTTTCATTTTGCTCACTCATAACTTCTCCTTTCATTCTTGCGGAGATACAGCCAATGTGCTAAACTAAACTTACCCCTATTAGGGGTGGGGGAGTTTCACCCCCTATCCGATTACCTAGTAATCAGATGTTTTATTCTAAGCTTAAACCAAAGAATTTTGATTTCGACTTCTAGTTCTTTGTGTTTAGGCTTTTTGTTTAGCCTCGACTTCATCAGCTGTACCTCCTTTCGTTTTGCTTAATTCCTTAAGCTTGATTATATTATACTGCGGTTAAACCGCAATGTCAAGTATTTTTTTGCGTTTTTTTACGGTTTTTTTATTTTTTTATTTACTTTTTTGCGTTTTTGCCGTAATATATACATTATAAGGAGGTGCAAAAATGTCTTCAAAAAAATTAGAGAACAAAGAGATATTTTCTAAAAACCTTGCATTTTATATGGAGCGAAAAAGAGTAGACAGAAATACACTATGTGCAGACTTAGGACTGAAGTATACTACGGTTAGAGATTGGCTCAAGGGTATAACTTATCCACGAATAGGGAAAATAGAACTTTTGGCTGAATACTTTTCAATTAACAAGTCAGATTTGATTGAAGAACACTCTACTAATGGAGCAACTTCCAAAGTCAACTTTGATCCAAGGCAAGCAATTCTCTTATCTAACTATTCAAAACTTAACAACGTACGAAAGAATAAGTTGCTGGCTATATCTGAGACACTTTTATCTGAGGAACAAGGCAAAGTGATAAACTTGCAAGAGAAGATGGCAGAATACGGCTCCAGAAAACGTGTAAGTCTATCTGTACCCGGTAAAGTGTCTGCTGGTACTGGATATTGGCAAGAGGATGACTATGACACAGAGGTTGACTTCTACGCTGATGAAATACCAGATGAAAAAAACTATGACACCGTTGCGGTTGTTGTCGGTCACTCAATGGAACCAAAAATAAAAAATGGCGACTTTTTATTTATTAAGCTGGCTGATCAAGTTGACATTAACAAAATTGGTATTTTCCAAGTTAACGGTGAAAACTATGTCAAGAAATTAAAGAACGACTACCTCCAGTCACTTAATCCAAAGTATGCTGACATCACACCAGCTGAAGGAGATGATTTCAGAACCATTGGTGAGGTGGTAGATATTTATAGAGAAGGGTAGTCTGTGGAAAACTTGACGACATAGAAGATTTTAATGTTTATAGATTTATGAAAGCGTATAGGTTAAACACCATCTGCGATGAAGCGATGGTAGTAAATGAGTTTAAAAATTTAATTTAGGAGATTTATGATATGAAAAAACCTTTTTATAAAAAGTGGTATTTTTGGACACACGCTATACTACTATTAGTTTTAGGATTTTCGTTTTTTGTCATTTACAGATTGGCAGAGACTAATATTGTTAACGAGAAGAAAATAGCAAAATTAGAAAAAACTCAAGAAAATAAAACGACGTCAGGTATTAGGAAAACCATATCCGATTTTACCAGTCGTTTTGACGAAGAATTGTCTGTCAGAGCTATTAAATTTTATCTTAATAAAGATCAAGTTGTATCGTCTTTTGGTGATGAAGTTAAATTGGGTGGAGGTTACTTAACTATAAATAAACCAAATAATGACAAAACAAGAATGTTAGCAACAACAACAGATTTCAAAAATAAAATCATTGTGCCGATAGAATTCAAAAATACAACTGGGGAAACAAAAGGTTTTGATACAAGAGATATTTTCGCCTACAATGGAGATGAAACTATTTCTTTTGATTCAGTTATCAGCGAAAATTTAGATAATGACGGATATAGCGTTGTTGTAAAAGATGGAGAAACAGCAGCGGCTAGTATTGTTTTTGGGACAAACAGCAAGATTAAAGATATCAAAGTGAGATATAACTCAGGATTATGGAAATAAAAAAGCCCCACGCTCAAATTTTGTCCAAGGAGAGCGTAAGGCGAATCTAGTATAAGAAACAACCATTAAAAAGGTCGTTTTCTTGTACCTAATTATATCATTTTTAGGAGGTGATGCCAATATCCTATCTCAAAATCAGCACTCCCCAGCGCAAAGAGAGAGGAAAAAACAATGATTGAAAAATACACTAAAAAAGATGGCACAACTGCCTATCGCTTAAGAGCATACCTTGGTGTTGATCCCATGACTGGTAAACAAGTCAGGACAACTAGGCAAGGGTTTAAAACAGAAAGAGAAGCTAAAAGAGCCGAGGTAAAACTTATTGATGATTTTCAGCGTCAAGGCGCTTGGAAAAGCAACGATAAAACTACATTTGACGATGTAGCCAAACTGTGGTTTGAGCAGTACCGAAATACAGTCAAACCGTCAACATTTCTGGTTAACCAAAACTACTATAAAACAATTTTAAAGCCACATTTAGGACAACTGCAAATGACGAAGATAACTGTCATGATTTGTCAAAAATTTGTGAATTGCCTATCTCGATATAGCGGTTATAGGCTTTATCTAAGTTTAGCAAACAGAATTTTTAAATTTGCTGTCAACTTAGGTATTATTGATAATAACCCCATGAGCAAGACGTTGAGATCAAAGTGCACTTACAAAAACATGGATACACTCACCAAAAAATATTACACAAAAGAGGAATTGAATGCTTTCTTGAGGATTGTGGAAGCTGAAGAAACTCTAGAGATGCGTCTGATTTATAGATTGCTGAGTTATGGCGGTTTTAGGATTGGTGAATTAATAGCTTTAAAAGATACCGACTTTGATTTCCACAACAATACTATCAGCATTACAAAAACCATTGCTTATACAAAAGAAGGATGGGCTGTACAATCTCCTAAAACCAAAAAAAGCAATCGCACCATATCAATGGACGCTGAGACCATGACGTTAGCCAAATTATATATTAAGCAAAGTATCAAACCTTTACACGGATCGTTTAAATTGTTTAATTTTGCTAGCGACACCGTGAGAAAAAGACTGGACAGATTTATATTGAAGCATGGATTAAAAAGGATTACTCCCCACGGGTTTAGACATACCCACGCTTCGTTGTTGTTTGAGGCTGGGATTCCCGCTAAGATTGCACAAGAGCGGTTAGGCCACGCTAAAATAGCAATCACGATGGATTTATATACTCACTTATCCAAAAAATCAAAGGATAATGTTGCTGACAAATTGGCCGAACTCGTCGCTATTTAACACAAACGTAGTGGGGAACGTAGTAAGTCTGTTTTTAGACTTTAAAAAAGCCTTGATATCAATGATTCTGAGAGGTAATCTTATATTATAACAAAAAACAAAGGCTTTCACAGGAATATATCAGCGAACTTTCCCTATAAAAAAATTCTGCAGCTATCTACTGCAGAAATAAAATCGATTAATCCGCTTTAAAAGCATTGAAAAAAGGTTGAATATTTCGTATGAATTTTTTCTTCCCCGCAAAACGTTCACCATTAATCAGTTTTTCAAATTTTTCTTTATCAATATCTGACAAAGTTTCTTCCACTTTTGTTAAAGTATCACGATAAGCAATATAGTCATCTAAAACTAGTCCTTTACTCTTAACATAATGACTAACTTCACTGATTTCTTCATAAGGCATTTTATTAAATTGTCGCTTTTGACAATCTTGGTGTCTTAATACATCGTTTAAATAATTTGAAAATTTTGTTTTAAAGTAAATGAATAGTTTGCTTTCATTATCCAATAAATACGGATGCTCTTCAAGCAACCTAAAAAGTACAATACGTCCTTCTTGAATCCAATCATCATATTCCCAAAGTTGAACAAAATAATTTCTTCTCAGCTTCATTACGATTGGCTTTACTTTATCAAACAACTCCTCAAAATCTCTCAAAACAACTTATTCCTTTCTTAAACATATACTAAGTATAAAAAAAGTAAGGTGATAACAACATGACAATGGTGTCCTTTAAGGAAATGATTTTTTCCCAAAACACATTAATTGAGCATTATCAGACTATTTAGTAACTCATATTAGTTAACATATAAAAAGCTTGAGATGATACTCTCAAGCTTTTTATATGATGACACAATCAATGCCCTTTTTTCTTTTGGTAACGTTTTTCTTGTTTTAATTGGTACCGATGCTTTCTTAACTCATTTTTCTTACATTTCTGACTTAATTGACGTTCGTTTTTTATACTCATATGAATAGTTTTCATCGCCAATTGCGCTTTTGTAGATACTACTGGCTTACGTTTTTCTCTATTAATTTCTCTTTGCATTCTTTTAGGACTTTTTTTGTGTTCATTCGTACGCTTTAGAGAAATATCCGTTTTAACAAACTCGTATTTTTTTATCAAATCATTAAGTTTATGATTTATAAAATTAAAAACATCATCATCTTTAGGTTCTTTTCCAAAAAAATACCGAAAAACTTTGTAATCACCATCATCATCGTACTCAATCAAACCCAACCAAAAATTACCATCAAAATAGACTGTCATTTTCATACAGCCCCCTCCTTTAAATATTAAATTGCAATGGACGACCTGGAGGGAAGGTTACTGACGTTCACTGAACGCTTGCAGACTACCAACTGCAACGTGTTTTTATGCTATAACGATTATAACACAGTACACTATGATTATCGATAAACGACCTTATTAAAGGTCTATACTATTTGTCAGTCTAAAAATTTAAAAGCTGTTAAGCCAACTCCAGTAACGTTATCATTTTTTTATGATTGTTAAACGAGGCCAAATATTATTCCATTTCTTCTTATCCACTCGCTTCAAATAAACATTATAACGTAATAGATCCTCTTCAAAATATGGCGTAGGACTAACAATGAAATTTAATATTTCCTCTTCACCATAAGGGAGGTAAAGTTCGAGTTGATTTCTATCATCTAACCTTTCTCCCACTGCAGTACACTTTTCAGGAAATTTCGAAATAGCATCTTTAGAGCTAGTATACTTTGGGGTATTAGGAGAATGAGTGTTCATGTAAAATTCATTTTTAAGTTCCCAATCGTACTGTGGATAGTTATCCTTTAATTGTTGTTCTAATACCACCGTTTCTTCATAAGAAATATTTTTATCAAAAAATACAACATCAATGTCTGATGTCAATGTCTCATTTATTCCAGAAAGTTTATTCCATATAAAGTTTCTCAATGTGCCAGCACACAGCCAACAATCATTCAGTGGAAGAGATTTTATTATAGCTAAAATCTTCATTATATCAGAATTACATAAAATCATATGATAAATTTTAGTCATTTTATCTCCTTTGCTACATCTCCAGACAATGTTTAAATTTTAATCTTATTATATACCATTATTAGATCAGATAGTAAGATCAACAAGAAATACATCCTTAAATTTTAAACAATTTTTAGTTATTACAATCACGTGATTGAATGCTCCAAGTGTCAATTTAAGATAATTATTATCCCATATATTAAGCAAGAAGAATAATCATCAAGTTAACATATTAAATCAACCAGATAAAGGGATCGCTTTTGATGAAAAGAATTACATTGATGATTTATTGACAAACTGGAATATTAAAAGTATCATTTGATACCAGAATAATTACATAATTAATAAACCATTACTCAGAAAGAATAAAAACAACAATATTGTTATCTCGCCTAATACAAACAATAAACTTACATTTAGTTCACTAAAAATATTTAGCCTATTTCATATGTACAAGGTTATCAAAAGGATATTTAAAACTATGTACCAATATATGACGTTAGATACTAGGTTAAAATATTTTAACTTCTACAGTTCTTTTAAAGATGTCTTCGAAAATACTATAATGGAGCGTACATACTCCAAAATATTAAATTAAAAATAATGAAAATAAACCTTAAGTAAAGGTACATATAAACAAAGTAACTTAGAATGAGGAATCCCGATAACCTTATTTTTAGAAAAATAAAATGTCACTTTTAAAAGTAAACAAACCTTGATTTAACAAGGTTCGAGCTTTAGAAGTTAACTTAAACACTGAGCAATGATGAGCTTTTAGTGATTATAGAGCCACTGCTTCATCATCTTTCAGTAACCTTTCTGATAGGAATTAGTAACACAATGCTCAGAGTGATAACCGCCATTGACATCAGGAACGCGAACCTCTACTTTTTCATCAATAGATTTTAAGGACTTATCTGGTTGCAGGTAGACAATACCATCATTGGGGAGGTTCTGACCGCCTTCGATAACTTTTTTTCCTTTCTTAACAGATTTTGAGAAATCCAATTCAACAGAACTACCTGAGTTCAGTTGTCGTAGCAACTTAGGATTCAATTCATTATATGTAAAGTTACTTGGTCTTTTTGTGTATGTTGATTCTGCTAAAGTAGCAAATAGGTTATCAAAACTTTCTAAGTTCCAATTACTCAAATAATTTACCTCCAATTCGTATAGGTTGTCCTAAATACATATTTTTTAGGTCTAGCCGTCCTTTTTCTATATCAATATCAACTCTCCAACTTGATTCAGAATCATTATTAATCTCCCCAAAAAGTAAAATCCCCTCTCCTCCTCCTTGAGGTGTACCATTTCCCCCTTTACTCCATCGAACATCATTCCAATCAATTTGTACAGATTCTATCTTTTTATTCTGAGATTTTACAAAATCAATTATTTCTTGTTCATGCTCTTTGAGATAAGCTAATTGTTCTTTTTTTGTCATTTTTTTATCTTTCTTCACTTCTGATTGCTTGCTACTTTTTGTTTCATTATACTGACTTTTATGTTCACTATTCATTTGACAGCCTCCTAGTATCATACCAATAAGAACTATTGGTATGATACTTTTTATATGTTTTTTCATTATTTGCACCACCTATTTTATATTTGTATTATCATTAAACCAATAAACAATAAAAAATTACTAGCTTAAGAAATATAAATAGCATCTCTAATATTTTACTCGAAGAATTTTATCTATGAAAACTTCAATTTTTTCAGTTTAATAAACAGTTTATAAGGACTTATTAGGCTGAAGATAGACACTCCCATCATTTGGGAGATTTGAGCCACCTTGGGTGATTTGATTTCCTTTCTTAACATCTTTAGAAAAATTAAACTTAACTGACTCCCCATTTTTTAACTTTTCTCTTTGAAATTCAGTTAATTCTTCTAAAACAAAAGAATTCGATCGAACTGTATTAGCACTTTCTGCCATACTTCAAAATATATCTTCAAATTCCTTAAGATTCCAACATCCCATTATATACCTTTCTTACTGTTATTATTAATCTTCAATAGTTGATAAATTATCTGAGCCAACTGAGTCAATATTAGGCATTTGATTATCACCCAATGTGAAATTTAGAGTAAAATTGGTTAATTCACTGCCATTTGCATAACCCCAAATTAATAATAGCTGCTCTCCGCCTTGAGGGGTTCCATTACTAGCTTCCACTATACGCACACTATTCCAATCATACTTAATTTCGCTAATATCTGGATTTTGGGTTTTGACATATTCAGTTAATTCTTTTTCATACTTTTTGAGATAAGCTACTTGTTCTTTTTTTATTACTTTTTTACCTTTCTTTACTGCTGACTGTTTGCTATTTTTTACTTCGTTTGACTGACTTTTAGATTCACTATTCATTTGACAACCTGCTAGTAACATCCCAATAATAGATATGGGAATTAACCATTTTACATATTTTTTCAT